GAGCCTCCTTGGAGACCCTTTTAAAGTTAATTATGAGCAAAAATTCTGGGCACACAGCCCTTGAAAAATCATATTAATTTAAAAAGGCTCTATACTCACGCCGAGCTCCCAGCGTTTCCCACTTAAGGGATACCTCATGTTTAACGAGTTGAGGAAACTACGTTGCCGCCTAATCTCGGCGGCGATAGGTTGGTTGAATGTACATCCCATAGCGCACATCATCGCCTGCTGAATGAAACAGGTCGAATTGTGCGTTGTTATAGGACGCATTCAAAGGAACTTGCAAGTGGATACATTGCATTCGCATTGTAGCTGCTATGTTACCAGCAACTGGACATGGACTAGCTTTGAAAACTTCTTGTGCACGCGATGGCGCATTTATCTCAAACACACCATCCTTAAACAACTGGCAACCATTACCAGTTTGTGCATCCTTAATGCTGTTAGTAGATCCAAAAGAATCAACACTAGCACACCCAGGAACAGAGAAGGTTGTACTAGCTCTAATGATGTCAGTCGAAATGGAAGGACTAGAACCTGCAGTTGCGTAGCTACCATAACCACGCCATACTGAGGAACCAATGTATCCGAAAGAATGATCAATGAACCAGCGATGAAAACTCCAACCTAGGAGTGTCAAGGCAGCAGTGTCACTTCCCGAACCCATCGCCAAGCCAGTCATGACCGGAACACCATCAGCAGGATACGATAGCTCATACCTACCTACTGAATTAGTGGTGTGCACTACCTTACACCCTCGTTTGGCTAGTTCTTCACAACTCGTAACCTTGGAACCGCTCATGTCATTTCCTGACTGCATGACCATTAAGGAATTCATAATGCGTGTTGTTGGATAAACTAGTTCGAAGTCATTCATAGGACTAATGAACACATCATACCCTGGAACAGATGCACCAACTGGACCAACTGGACCATCCAAAACGTACACAGCGAAGTAGTAGGGGTAATGTGGTGTGTACGTGTCGTCATCTGCAGTTTGAGTCAGGTAGACCAATCGTGAGTATGGTATTTCAAAGGTGAATTCTGTTGTGCCACACACGTCAACCTGGTAACCAGGTATCGAACCATTTGAAACATAATGGGTAGCAGTTCCTCCAGCATCAGCATCCCACCAATTAACCCCAAACCTGGTTCGAATCAGTGGTGATGATTGAAAGCGAAGGGTCACTTTCAAACCTCCTCTCCAGCACTCGAACATTGAAGTCATCGCACTGATAGGTGGCATGTACAACTGAGTACCAAAGGTTGTATTGAAAATTGGCCCAAGAACTTGAGCAGTACCTAAGGCAGTGTCCCAAACACTATACAAGTGATTGGTTTTGCGACAAATATCCAAGATACCACCCACATGCCCACCAGGTAGACTCGTGTCTTCTTGACTGACCAACTCACGCTGATCAAGTCCGAGATGATAAACCATATCACCAACACCGGACACAGCAGCCATTGGCCCAAACTTGCCACTCACTGTCTTCAAACTGACATCAACAGGAGGCCTCGAGTATCCGAAACTCTCAGCCACGTTGGCACCCATGTCAAGGATTTTGGAATATGGGCTATGGAACAAGCGCCCCAACCGGGAGGCATAACGCAAACCTGAACTCACAAGTCCAGGTTCGTCATCTCCAGCTTGTTCCACCATCACTGCAAAATCGCAGTTGTCATAGGCAAGAGTGATGGTCATCACAATCGCATCAGGAGCAACAGCATCGGCTCGCGACAATGTGTTCAATGGTTGGAAAAACAAAAAGTAATCCCCATCTTGAGAGGCAAAAGGACGTTGACCAATGTAGGGCAACTTCAACTCATGTGTACAAACACACGAAGCGTCAATGTCGACGTGTGGGTACACAGCACTCTTAATGTGACCACCAAGCAGTGCTATGTGTTGAGTGTCTTGGTTAGGCATACGCCCAACCCCACGAGTAGTGTTGTAGTGAGTGGCATCATATTGACGTACCGGAACAGCGTAAACACGCATCATTCCAATACAGTAAGATGAGCCAGTCGTAGCGATGTACACACGGGGTTCACCACGGAACGCAGCAAAATTGGTCGTCATTTTTCGCACAACAGAGTCACTCAGCCACAATGCTGACAAGTCCAAACTCTGTAATGCTGTTGAGGTCGTCCAACTCAAGGTGGCAATTTTTCTCGGAACTCCTGCCATTTTCCGGAAATCGATTTCGGCGGGTTTGTTTGTAAAAACCCTCCCAGGCGTGATTTCTTGCACCTTCTCCAACGAATTAGTGGCCACTGTATTGTACAGTGCCACTTCAGGAGATTTATAAACTTCGTTTGTCATTGATGAATTGAGTTCAGTTAGTCGCATTAACATCCATGTGCTGACTAAGGCACATAGAATTGTTTTCCACAAATTAGGAGATTGATAGCACTGCTGGCCGCGTGGGGGGCCATTTAAACACGATCTATCAATCAACGTAATCCCTTCTTGAGGCGGGGATTCACTTTGGGTGCCTTGTAAGTGGTGTTTAACGTGTTCCACTTCCCACGTTTGGCTTTGATCACCGTGTGCCACACACGAAGCTGCTTGCTCTGCTGCAGCCAATGTCTCGTCAGCCTGGTACTCCCATAGCACCAGGGTGTTTTGCTTTAGAGCCAACCGCACTGCTTCCCTATCGAAGAATTTCAAACCAGCTTGTTTGAATTTATCATAAAAGGGTTGGGTAACGCTCAAAGGATGTAGGGCCAATTCTTTACTCATGCACAAAACTGCGCTAGAGTCTCTGAGAACTTGAGGGATTGTAACTGAAGTGCAATAACACAGTGCTTTAACTATCGAGGGCATCTCGAGAGGGGCAATGTGTTGTTTGAGCTCGTCATCCCACTCAAACCGACGCTTAACAATTGAAATCTCACCAATAGGTTTAAATGAAACTTCGCTCTTCTTGTCAGCTGAGGTCATGGTGTAACCAGCCTCTCGCACATACTCAACATAATCTGTTGCCTTGGGGGAGTGTTGCATCAATCTCTTGCTCAACGTAAGCAAGGAGTCGTCACCCACCACGGGCATAAAGCGATCACCTCCCTTAAACTCGTAACCGTACTCTTCACACAGAGACATCGTCCACGATGTACCAAGAATTTGGTTTATTAGACCATTGAGAAACAAGGTGAGGAGACGTCCGGAAGCGAGTCTCACGCTACCGTAGAAAATGTACCCTTCCACAATTCTCACACGAATGAAAAACGCTAAAGCCACTCGCCCTGCCATCTGCGCCTCAGTCTCGGTGTAACCGAAGCGCTTAGCATAAACGTAGATAGAGTGAACAGCAGGCGCATTTAGAACGCCATGAGACATATCATATGTCTTCATGTCCGCATCGAGGATTAGCCCACTCAGGGCCAATAGAAGTTGAGCAAAATCTTCCCAGTCTTTGGAACCAGGGTTAAGAGCGTGTACAAAACCAGTCTCACGCCAGGCTGCCGTCAAACATGCGATCAAGGGCATGAGCCATTTCTTCTCAATAATCAAAGCAGATTTCTCACAAGCGGCGAACAATCGCCCACCTCCTTCAGCTACTTTTGACATCTTTAAGACTTCGTCTTTCAGACACGTCTGCTCGAGGGTAGGACTGAAGCGCCCCTCCAAAATTTCATTTTCTAGAACATGAATTCTCTTCAAGAGTTCCGGGTGAGGAGTGAAACTTCCGTCTTTCTCTTTACGAAAAAGGGTTTCTTTGGTCACACCGTGCATCCGCAACTGAGGACCTACAGACGTTTTCAAATCGATACCATTGATATAAACATTCCTCTGGTCTCCACACATCGCCTGCACAATCCCTAAGGGACCATACTTCTCACGGGGAACGGGCCAACTCATAGCTATGAATTCTGCCGCCTTGTACATCCTAAGACTTACTTTCTGTTGATTAAACAACAGTTGTTTGGTAAAAGGACTAACGTAGCCAGCAGATTCCAGGGCGTGTCCGGTATGCGGACCGACGCAAGGTTCTGTCAAATATTCACTAAATAATGGGTATAGAGTGGTTTGGTGACAGGTCATCTTCCCGGTCCCGCGAAATTTCAATTTCCCAAGGAAACAAATGTCCTTGGCGATCATATCCTCCTCACTCATTGTAGCGAGAACATGACCGCAATCACCTGGGGGTGAACCGTCAGGACACGATTCATCAATCAATTGTGTTATCATCTGGTCAACAACACGACAGGGTTTCACCGTCAACAAACCTCTTCCAGCAAAAACACTAATCACCTCATCAACTTCTTTCTTGAAGAGGGGTGAGCCGTATGTAATATGCCCTTTGCCTGTGGAACTAACTAATGCATGAGTATGCATCGCGATTAGTTTTCCACCAGACATATACGGCAAACCACAATCACCTGACTCTGTGTCAAGCCCATAGCCAGTGTATTTTCCATCTCCAACTATGAGCTGGAATTCCTGACCTTTACACTGCGCATCCATCACCGGGGGATGTTCATCAAGGAGCTCATCATAAGCTCCCATTGGAGCACCAGGAAGAGTACCAACATAAACAAAGACTTTGTCGCACCTCTCGTTAGGTCGATAAGTGTTCAACACATCGTAATCAACAAAACGTCCTTGACCCAAGTCTAATGTACCTTTCGGAACATATTCCTTGGTATCTGGGTGTTGCAACAAATGGTAGGGCAGGGTAACAATATTCATCGTCATATGAATACCAAACAATCTGCGACCACTCCGTGCAATCGAAATGACACTCTTCGGCGTTTGCTTTGCCGTCCAAGGCGGAACCTTAGCCATGATGGGCATGACTGGTTTTACCGTTGGGTCCACATTGTTGATTGTTCCGGAAAGGAGTTCCTGTGGGACACTCTTCTCGCCTCGCAAGAGATGCGCAGCTATTTTTAGTAACTGTATTCCCATTTGAATCACCAGGTATCCTGCTGCAATCCTAACAACTGCTCGTAAAGCTTTGTTATCCTCTGTCATGTTATAGAGACCCGAATAGTCGTTCTCTTTTTCAAAACCAAAGATACTACACTGTTCAGCAGTCGAGCTATAAGGATCTTCTTCAACACCATCAGCAATCACAGCCATGGCTTCAGTCACTACCGGGTGGTTTAGACCCAGAAGTTTCCTAACACCTGTGTTAACAACTTTCACAACCTTTGCACCTGCAGCATCAACTGCCTGGGCGAGATCAACCAATCCTGATTGCGTTTCAAAACGACTATCACTGTATGGGGTCCGATATGCTTCATCATCCGGAGGAACTGTTTCAAACAATCTCCTTGATAGGCTCGGTGCATAATCATCCAAATCCGGTTCAGAAAGGATGATTTTCGAAAGTGGATTTGGATTCTGTGCATTTCTGCGCAATCTCTCACGTTCTTTGACAACCAATTCTTCCTTCATACGAAGAGATTCAGCCAACTCATTGACAACAATTTTCTCAGCTGTAGGGATGTCGTCAGACAACCGTGTCTTGACTTTTCCTCTGATTCTCCCATCAATACTACTGTCTTCCTTGGTATCACTCGGTCTTTCAAACAGCACAGTGCAGAATTTGCACGTTCCGTCGTCATTACAAGCGCTACCATGTATGCACAAAGCATCTGGGGGCTGAGCGATTTTCGTTTCATTCTCTTTCTTGATGCGTTGATTCATCCAGGCAACAAGCTCATCCCTATCACGGGTAACTAGTAAAACCTCCTTCACCTTGAAAGAGATTGTTTTGCCTAGAACTTTATCATTACACATGTAGCCACACGTGTACTCAAAGTCATCTTTTCCATCGCGACCAGATAAGTTAGTGTAATAGTAATCTTGTAAGTATCTTGTCGGATCAACCTTGTTTTCTGCACACCATTTTACCAGTGAAGCAGTTAAAGTGATCCATACGACATAAATCCTTCGATCGAGTTTGCGAAAACCCGCAACGCTACAAGAAAATGTGTATCCGTCGTTGTTGGTAGAACCAATGAAGCACTCATACTGAAAAGTTGATTTGTCTTTATCAGGAATAGAGGCGGCTTCCAAAGTGATCGGTTCCAACTCAATGAAACGTTGCATCTTTGGCAACATAGGATCTTTTTCTGTGTCGGCCTCTGAGAAAATGTCTTCATAAACAATGATTTTGACATTGGGATTAACTTTCTGATGTTTGGTCGCAGACATTTTGTGGACGATTGGGACGTCCTTTGAAATCTTCTCACGTCTCCTGAAACCTGCTTCAATCGCTGAGACAATCGAAGACTTGCCAATCCCTGGAGGACCAACCATCAGGAAAGCAGCTTTCTTCAAGTGCTTCTTAATTGGTTCCACATTGAGGTAATCATGATAGGCACCGAAGAAGCGTGATCTCGAAACTCGATAGGACTCATTAGACAACAAAGTCGGGTTAGTGTCCTTTACGCATTTTAAATGATACTTCTTGATTTCCTGAAAAGCGAAAAACTCATCTTCACACAAGTGCGACCTCGTGCTCGAGGTTAGCACAGCCGTGTAATGATCCATTTTCTCAATCTGTTGTATTAAGATGTCTTTTCCAAATAGATCAGCCAAATCTCCACTCTTCGCATATGCTGTCACGTTCTCAATCATCGTGACAACCAAATCAATAGCAGCCGATGCAAAACCGACATTACTCATCGCATCAGTGCAGAATTTCCGGCAGTTTGCCATTGCAACACGTGTGGATAGGCTCGCATTTTGGAAAAAGGATGTTGTGAAAAACATGGAAACCAAAAAGATACCTTTGGTATACAGTGAAGAGTCTTGCATCTCTCGCACAAACGTGCGTGGGTCCTCAAAACTGGCTTGTTCCTTCATGAACAAACTCTCAACAGCTGGTATCCTCTCGATAATCATCTTGAAATGTGAGTTGGTAACTACTCTCAACCAAGCCGAGGCTTTCAACATCCACGGAACTTTGGTTGGACTTAAATCAATCTGTACTAGATCATTGATTGCCAAAACAAAATTAAAGAAATCCATAGTCAAGAAAGACTTGAACTTCTCCATCGTGGACCTCGCCTGCTCAGTCAATTCACGGGTGTTCGCAACTGTTCTCGCGAAGTCATCGCAAATCTTAGACAAGCTCGACACCATACCAAATGGTGACAGCTGTGGTTGCATCCCTAATTTCTCCGACTTCCGAACGTGTTTCTGCGCTTCCAAATCTGTGTTGTACCTCGCTTTAAAATTGCGCAACTGGTTTGTAGTGGCCAGTAGTCTAACGAGTAGGGGCTTGATTATCCTCGGAATTGTTCTCCACAATTCAGGACTTTTGGCTCCTCCAAGTAACAACGAGATTTGAAACGACTCATGCACACAGCTACCAAAATAGCAGCTATGATACAGATAATTAAATTCAGCGAATGTAAGAGGCTTGTTGGCAACACGTTTCATCTTTCTACGTGTATCCTCTTTTCTCGAGTAACAAAGGTCACTCTCGCTGAACTCATCATCGGCAAAATGAGCTCTTAGGTCATCCTTCAATAAACGTGTTTTGGTGAAAAACACTGCTAAAGGATCAACCTCACCTTCCTCCTCCTCAAAAGAGGGAACGGATAAACTGCGCGCCAGCAACATACCTTGACTAGAACCTGACTGGTATTCGCACAAACAAATCCCAACGATTCCTCGTTCCCTCACACACCTACGACAATCCACACCTCGTGGATTAGCTACAGATGGGGTGTTCCCGTGGTCTGATGTTGATACGTTCATCATACTAAAGAGTTTATCAGTCTCTTCAATACTTGACGTACGACGTGTTAATCGTCTCGCTGACGCGGCTACAGGGTAGACTTCTATTCCTTGCATTGACGAAGAGATAACGGAAATGTTATCATCTCTTCCGGTGGATTCACAATACTTCTTGCTCGCTGAGCTTTGCTGTGTTGTGATTTTTAGATAAAGATTGGGTCCCTTCCTAGGGGAGGGGTGCTATGGTACACCACGCCGAAATTGGTTAATGATATTTTGCAGTCATTACTCCGCGATGTGAAAATTCCTTTCGGAACACTCCGATTGATGATAAGTCAATCAGAGGGATCATACATCGGTGTTCCTCTTCTGAGATTTATAACTTTCGAAAACTCATACGCAAGGCTCACGATGCGATCTAATCGGAGATATGTGGATATAGTATAATCAGGCTATCCATCGAACCTTTCCCAACATAACATGTTTGTGAACTGTTGGTAAATTCACTGATAAAACCCTTCACTTTTGCTCAATTTAAATTGTTCTAAGATGAGTGAAGGTATAAAAGAAGTTTGGATTTAGGGAACTTCAAATAAACCCGTAATGCCTTTAACAAGGGCTTTTACAACGAACTGGTTGTGTTCAAGAAATAGACAACATATTAACTTTGCCATATCGAGCTAGACATGCTCGAAACAAACGAAGAGAGAGTATTAAACTCTCTT